TTAATCTTTGTGCTTGGTGTATTCTTGTTGTCCGGGATACAAGCTCCCTCAGGGCAGAGGAAGGGATCAGACCGGGCAAGTGCGTAATGCATTGCACATTCAGATAATTTAACCGTTTTCCGTGGGGCTCGTCTTCTAGCACGGTTTCTGCGTGGTGCCGTTTTCGCCTTGGGTTTGGGGCCATAGACAGGTGGTCGTCTTGGATTCCGACGTTGTTTGCGGGGCATTTAGTCTAGGTTGGTTTGCTAGAGTAATGTAGGTGGGTGGAGTTTCTGCGTAATTATGATGCAGACGTGGTGCTAAAACGTAGGTTTCGGGTTGAACAAAATATGTAATTGGATGATGTTGAACAGTAGTCCAGGGTACTTGAACGGGCCAAGTCTTATTGTCTGTGGTCTCAACAGAGTAGGTGCCGAACGTCACGAGATGATTGTTGCGAAATATTGGATTTCTGTGCTTTGGGCCAGGATCTTTCACGTGGGGTCTAAAGATTGGTTTCTTAGGTTTGCCTTTCTTTGCCATAACTTTGAACAGTGTTGCTGTGATTTGTCGTCAGCCGGGCCAGGTCCCGGCTAACGTTGCGACTTGGTTGACGACTTATATTTCCAGACTAACATGCGCGCAATTGATTTCTCTTTGGCCGTCGTCTTTGAAAAGTCGGGCTTAGCTATAAGAGAATGTAGTCTTTCATCTTGGCCGCCGATGTGGTAGAACTCACGCTTAAGTTCACTCAAATCCCCGGAGATGCAATACCTCACTGCGGCGTCTTTGCCCAAAGTAGTTCGGGTTAAAGATATAAGCCGCGTCGCGAAGTTCTTATGTTCATCGCGGGTGTGTGCGATCGGAACAGTGGCCATGATCTGTGAGGTAACGGCCTTAGCATGATCCGTCAAACCTGACAACCGATCGATTGGTCGAAAGGGTGGAGGTGTGCCGGGGGGAGTTGATGGTGAATAAAGCTGCTCACCTTCAATGAATATTGGTTCATCCGTCAAAGAGTCCCGACGTGTAATGTTCTGTAGCACTACATTAGTGGGCTCAAATTCTGGGTCATCAACCTTCTCCTCCACATCATGGCCTAGTGATTTGTCATAGTTGTAATCACCTACATTGACAGATTGCTCCATCTTTATAGGGTTAGGTGCTAGACTAGGATCCTGGAAGAGTTGTGACCGCAGAAGATCTTTAAGGTTGTGAGTTGAATCCAACCATCTATTGAAGGCGGGAAGGTCGAAGCCCCTCACTGATTTCATCAATGCATCAAGCATCCAGTCGCCAGACTTGTTTGGGTAGTGATCTGTGGAGATGACATCTGAGAGGTAATTCGACGCAGGTCCAGCGGTCCTTCTTGTGGTATGGGTAAGAACCTTACGACAGAGTGGACCTAGGACAGGTGAGTTCGCATCACTCAATGCATAACCTACGCATTTATCTACGAGTTTCTCCTCGGGTGGGTAATTACCCATGGGTGTCGTCACATGAAACTTGCTCAACGTGCGGTATGGATCAAACATTGAATCTGGGGCTCCCGACCAGACATCAGGACCATACACACGTGCAAGGAATGTGACAGTTTGTGGTGCGCGCTTAGCTTCGGTCTTAGAAATGAAGCCGAGATCGCGTGAGGTTTTGGTGTATTGAACAGGGTCCAAATCACCTGTGACACCATCATCACCGCCGAGGAGTGCTTTTTCACAAAGCCTATGCCACGCTTCATCAGGCGTCAATTGTTGTCCGCGCTCAAAGGAGCAGCGATAGCAATAGTAAACGCTGAAAGCATTCGCCTCTGTATTGAATATTGCCGTACCTGTTTCCCCACTGCCACGTATTGGACCTTGTTCGTATGTATTGCCCATGTCAGTCATCACACGTAAGTTGTAATGTTGACGATGGACTGAGATTATTGAGTCCAAGTGGTGTAAGGGATATGCTCGAGTGAGAGTACGACGCTCCAATTCCCTTTCAATTTCATTAATGGTGCCATCCATAGACGTGAAGTCATTCTCAGCAATGAATGCCGAGTTTGACGCAATCTCAGCGACACGTGTAGCAACTTCACGGGGTTTCTTACAGAAAGCATACCATGGCTGGTGGTAGAAGAGTTCAGTGAGAGGGTAAATGTAGTGGGAATACTCAATCTTTGATATAGAATCAAAGGTGGTTATCAATCGGGGCGGTTTCGTCGCGGCGTAGGCCTCCTTCTTAAGAAAGGCCTTAGCACGCGGCCGAGGGAAGAGCCCGGCGGAGGCTTCTTCAATTATGTGGCGTTGGCGGGCATTGTGTTGTTTCTCATATGTAATGTCCATGTCTGCAGGTTCGAGGCTATGTGGTATGGGAATGAGATAATTGACAAACTCGTTCAGGCAACGAGAAATGAATGGCGTCATTTGCGCTTTAGAGCGCACGTCAGTTATCCTCTTCTTTATACCATATGCCTCATTGCCCTTAGTAATAAGGGGCACGTAGGCACCGTCTACGAGCGGTTGCATAAAGGCGCTCATAGCGGGTTTGCCATCCGTTGTTGAATGAGAGTGGTTGTAGACATGCATTGCGTCATTGACAGGAACCATAAGAGGTAATCGTGGGCTCGTCTTTGAAAGGTAGAACGCGGTCAAGATTGCGGCCTCCTCCTTCATACGAAGGAGGGCCTTTGGATCAATCGGCCGAGGGCCCAGATTGGATTCCGTCGTGGCAATGGTTAAATCATGTTTCATGACTTTTGCGACATTTCCTATCGTATTGTCAAGCTTTACAGGGATGTTGGCTACAGCGTATTGACCGGGACGTCCAGTGGAGACGTAGTGTTGTTGTGAACCTCGAACTTCCAGGCGATTAAATTCACCGTGGTTAACGGCAAGTTGAACCAAACTTCCTCCAGCCAGAATAAGGGCAAAGAGGGAGAAAGGAAACCACCAGGAAGCGACAGGTGTTAAAAGAATGAGGTCATGATGTTTAGCGACATTGCGTTTGTCAACTAAATACGCCGTCGTTTGGTAAGGGAGGCCGCAGAATCGTTTTGAGACGAGGATGTTATCTGTAGAGTAGTTCCAGATAAAGTGCTTGTAATTTCCTCCACCGTCGACTGAGTAGTGAACATTGTTTGATTTGTCAAAGGTGAATGAATATTCATCCGTGATATCAGCGACGGCAGCAGGTTGGAAGCTGTAGAGGAGAGTAGGTGTAAGCCGCCCACAGAGGAAAGTGGGCATATCCAAATAG